GGATAAACATACATGTGATAATTTTTTAAATTATCTTTTATGTATTGATTAGGTCTATAACCAAGATAATTAACGTTGGGTAACTTATGTGCTTGTTCGTAAAGCTGTTGATACTCATGATCGTTTTGATCATAAAATTGTTTACCATAAACTTCTGTGGATGAATATACATCTAAAGTAACCAAAGGATTTTTTACTAATTGCATCGCACCTAATAATACAGACAGACCACGCCAAGGTGTGTTTTGATGTATTATTTTTATAGGCTGACCTTTTACGTAAGGTTTGGCTTGTTCTATTTTGTCAATACCATTCTTAATAACCACACATCTATTAGTAGGTATATCAAAGTTGTATCTAAACTTTTCATATGTCCAGTGTGAGTTAAAAACATACCAGTCATACTTGTTATGATTAGCAGGGTTACTAAACCATGGAGCCAAATTAGGTTGATCGTAAGAATTTTTTTGCCAAAGTATATTTGGTTTGGTTGGATGCAAAGGTATTTTTTCTGGGACCGAGGTACATATCTGTACTTGATCTAATAAATTTTTATCGACGTGTTTTTCTAAATACTCGAATTGTAATTCTGTTCCGCCTTTAGGGTTTTGGTTTCTTAGTATCATTCATCACTTTCTGGAAGACTTCTAAACCTTTATTAGTTACCTGCACAGTAACGTCTTGTACAATATCA